TCAGCACCAGCTGATGTTTGAATATAAACCTGACCACCAGTAGGTTTTATAAAAGTATCATCACCAGAAACAAGAGTAAGATCTGCTAAAGAAGTAATGCTTTGGCTAGCACTGTTGTTTATTGCAACCGTTAATCTAGTTGAGTTATCATCTTTAAATACAATTTGACCACTACTAGCATCTAAAACAATGCCAGCAGATGAATCTAATGTAATCCCAGCACCGCCATCGTTTGTAATTTTATCTAAAGAAATGCTACCAACATTAGTTATGTTTACATCGCTCATATCTAAGCTGCCCGTTATAGTAGGGCTAGTAAGAGTTTTGTTTGTAAGGGTGTCAGTTGTATCTTTACCTACCAAAGTATCAGAAGCATCTGGAAGCAACAAAGCCCTTGTTCCAGTAGGATTAACAACACCCAATGTTGTCGTATTACTGTTCTGGAAGTATTTCATTGTTGGATTAGCAGCGTTATCAAACAGTATTCTTTGCTCACCACTAGTTCCAAGTATATCCACCTGACCGCCAGCGGGTTTAAGAGCAATATCATTGGCAGAGTTTAAATTAAAATCAGAAGCAGAATTAAGGGTTGCAGCTACAGCACTAACTTGGAATGTAAGTCTTAGTGCGCCATCATCTTTAAAATAAATTTCACCACCGTCTGCGTCTAAAGTAATATCACCAGCAGCATCTATAGCTACATCTCCAGTAGATGTTATAGAGCTTGTTACAACAGAACTTAATGTAGCAGCACCGCTTGATTCTATTGTAGAGCTAAACAAAGTAGCATCTTGCAATCGTATAGCTTTGTTACCAGCGTTAAGATCAATGCCGTATGTTGCGCTACCGTCAAGCTTTATGTCAGCAGTATTTGAACTTTTAGTTGACTTAAGATTTAAAACTGCACCATTTGTAACTATCTGGCTATCAAGAACAGCAGTAAGATTTACCTTACTATTTGCATTACCAGACATTGTAATTGTGTTCATTACAAGATCATCAAGAGTAATATCAAAGTTAGCAGCAGTGTCAGCAGTAAGATTACCATTGGTATCAAAACCAAATATTTTACCAGCTCTGTTAGTTATTGTAGGTAAAAACAAACTGATTTCTGAGTCGTATGGTTGCAGTCTAATAGCACGATCTGACTTGTCTTTAAGATCGCCAACCATTGCAGTGAGAGTGTCAAGCTGAGTATTAAGCGCAGCTCTGTTAATAGTGCTGCCAGCAGTAAAGTCTGTTATTCTTTCAATAGGGATGTCTCGAACAATGGTAACAATGTGGCTTTCTGTAATGCCAGTAACAAAGGTAACTGTTCCTGTAGAACCGCCGCCACCTGATACTGCGTAGTGAGTGCTGCCAGTTCCTTGCGTTCTTTCGTCAGCCGCAACTAAAGTTGTTGCTGCAACGTAAACATATATCTCATCATTTTCAAAAAACTCAAATGGAATTGCAAACGCTGTTTGTCCACTTGTTGCCGTGTAACGAATGCGGGCATTATTAGTTGCTACTGTAATTGTCATGTGTCACCTCTAAGTTTCTTATTTAACAGAACGCCTAGAAGTTCAATGTACAAACTAGCTAGTACAAACTAATAACGACCAAACCCACTAGGTCCATCTATTTCAGTCTCAAGCATTCTAGTAAATTCATTCATTTTGTTTTTCCACAACCACAATCTAGCATATGGTAAGTTTCTAATAACTTCTTTAGTACCTTCACCAGTATTGCCAGTAACTAAATTAATAAGACCAAAGACAAGATCTGTTCCAATACTAGGACCAGCACCTAATACACCTGTAGCCGCATCAAACCCTGCTCTAACACCTTCTGACCTTGCAGGGAAACGAGGCTGTAAAATACCTCCTGTTAAATTAGGACCTCCAAGAGCAAGGCTTGTAGACATAGCAGTATACATTATGTCTGAATACAAAGGCATTATTCCAGAATAATCAAAAGCTCTTGAAAACTGATCTTGGAAACTCATGTCAACAAAACTAGGTGTTTTATATTGAAGAACCATGTATCCTAAGCCTATAGCTATAGCAGTTCCATACCATTGGTTTTTTAACTGCCCATGCCCGTAAGCTGCTGTTGTTTTGTTTAAAGCTGCAAAAGAATAACTAAAAAACTGAAATGGTAAACCTAGTAATCCATTTTCAATTCGAGCATATCCAGTAAACTCAGGATCTTCTTTCATTCCAAATTGCTTTGCAACTCGCATAGGAATGTAAACAATACCATCAGTAATTATTGGTTTGTCTGCTGGTGTACCCATAAGAATAGTATTTAAAATGCCACTGCTAAGAGCAGACCTAAATGTTTTAACTGTTTCTGGATCTACTCTTGTTTGTTTTTTAAACTCAGCTACGGCTAAATCGTTTATAGCATTTTCATAACCAGCTTTTCCAATCTTAGTTCTTTTGTCAAAACCTAATGATTTAGCACTATTAAGAGAGTGCATGATTTCGTGCATTTTAACAAAAGCAACATAATCTTCTGGTGAGTTTATGATTCCTTTTTCAATAGGCTTAACGCCTTCAGTTCTTGGATTTTCCCAACCTCGTTCTGGATACATTATATCTGTAACATGCTCTTCATCTATAAATATTTTGTTATCACTGGCTCTATAAAAAGCAGGGCTATAATCTCCGTTTGCTTTGTTAACACCAGTTGGCCCAGATATTACATCAGCAGTAGTAGATGGAAACTCTATACTGTTTGTCCAAGCTTCTGTATTTGCCATATACATACCAGATTTAGATTTTTGCCAAGGAGCATTTGCAATTTTCTTAGCATCTTCAAGATCAATATTGTATCGAAGCAAATATTCTTGCTCCATCTTAGTTGCTTTGCCTTGTGACCAACGAACAGAGTAATCTATCAATGTGTGTGACCGCATCATTGCATCAAAATCTTTTAGTATTTTAGTAAAAGGGCCAAGCAAATTAAGAGCATAATAAGGATGTTTAATTCTATCAAAAATATCTGACTTAAAAGGATTGTTGTTAACATCGTCAACAATACGAAGATGAGCTGTATGAAGTAAATTATCTAATCCTTCAGCAGCCATTCTTCCTTCTTTAGCACCCAAACTTAATTGGCTGTCTTTCATTATAGAAAACAATCCACGCATAGTTTTTCCAATACCATGCTCCATCATTATTTTAGCTGGCTCAGTAATCGTAGAAAAACCAGCAGAACCAAGGTAATTTAATTGCGCTAAATCCCTTAATGTTTTTGCAAAAGTTTGATCCCAAGATTCTGGATTACGCTGAACTCCACCAACAACACGTTTGTACAAGGCTCTCATATTTTTCATTGCCTTGTGTGCTTGCTCTCTTGTGCTACCAGCATCCATCATCTCGTTAAATGTATCATCAAGAATATCATCTATTGATTGACCATCGAATTGACGAGAGAACTCATAACGTGGTCCTACACGTTGGGTGTAAGCTTTCATAACAGCCGTAGGATTTGTTTGAATAAAATCTAGCACTAGCTCATTAGGAATATCTACAAGCCTATGTTTAAAGTGCTTTGATTTACCCATGCCATAGTATCCTATGTCTGGATCAGTTACATCTTTAATTCCAAGAATTGTATCGACAGTAGACTTAGCTCTAGCTGCAACTGCTTTCTCATTATTAGAAAGATCTACTCTTCCATACTTTCCATTTTGACCACGAGAAATAATTGATGGATTAGCTGTATACCAGTTACGAAGTATTGTTTCAAAAGCTTCTCTATTAGCTTTAATTGCATCAAAGTCCCAATAACGAGGTCTAAATACTTTTTCATTTGGAGGCATAACAGGACCACCAGTTTCTTCGATGTCCTTAATAATAGCTTGCATTTCATCTATTTGTTCTGCTTGCCTTCTTAATTGGCCTTCTAATGTTAGCCTATATTCTGGACTTATATTGCCATTTAATCTTTTTTGTATGGCTTCTATTCGTTTATTTTTTTTAATTATTATTTTAGAATAATGACCTACAGTTCCAATTTCGCCTTGCTCTGTAAGTCTTTTTTCCCAAGTTTCATAGAATGAGTTAATTTTATTTATTGCTCTAGCTTCAAAGTCATCTGCTGGCGCAATGCCTCGCATAGCTTTAGAATCAATTAATGCAAACCATTTATCAAAATTTGTTTTTATGCTGTAGTCTAAAAAGCTAACAACACCTTTTCCCGTAGACTCTCCCCAAATATTCATAACATCGTCAAAAACAGAAACCCATTCTCCATCAAATAATTTTGCGTTTTGATATGTAGAGTTTCCTATTTTTTTGCCTTCTCTGTTTGCTGCAAGCAAGATACCAGAGTCGTTAGCAATTTTTAGTGTTCTTAATTTTACAGAATTTGGTACTGATTTGTCTGTTAATATTGATTTTAATGGAGTTGGTACTGCTTTGTATATCCATGAGTCAGTAAAAAAACTAGCAGCTATTTCAGCAGTAGGTGGTTTATCATCTACAGGCATAATAGCTTCTTCGAGTCTTTTTATTTCTACCTCACCAGACCTTAAAGCTTCAGCTCTTCTTTGTGATGGTATGCTAATAGTACCACCTATTGCTCCACCAATAAGAAACGAAGAGCCAATAGTAAACATGGCTTCTTCTTTGGTAGCTAATGGATCAAGAGGGAAACGCACTGCTTCTTGAGCAGAAACAACTGCTCCTGTTGACACACCACTTCGTAAAAAGTTTTGACCAAAGCTTGCTGCTCTTGCAAACGGAATACCTATATAATTTATTGGGTCAAATAATTCAGCAGCAAACTGTAAACCAATTCCAGATCTCTCAAGAACCCTTCTTGTTTCTTGCCCTTCTCTAATATTCGCAGTAAGAAAGTTCATATGTTTTTGATTTGTTGCTCTTAGAAGAGTAGAAGCAAAAGGTTTTAAATCATTTGGTATATTATCTTTAGGAACATAACCTTCTTCTGGAGAAAGCTCAAAAGTATTAGCTTCATTAATCCTATCCATTAAAGGATCATACTTATAAGCTAAAGAAGCACCTATAGTTTCAAGAAATGTAGGGTCTTGTTCAAAGTTAGCAAACTCTTGACGATCTGTGCTAGGTAAAGACTTTAATGCGTTTTCCATTAATTATTACTATCTCCATAATTAGATAGTTCTTGGAATTGTTTTATAACTAAAAGGTTTTTTCGTCTTTTTTCTTCTTCTCGAATAACTAAAGCATCATCTTCTTGTTTTTGTTTTTCAGCAGCTTTAGATCTAAACTCATTCATTTCTTGAGAGTTTTTGCTAAACTTAGGCCACGTAAGTTCTGTGTCAGTCCTTTCAAGTGGCCCATTAAATATTTCTTTTTCGTAATATAATGGTCTAAGTTCATTATTGTTATCTACAAAATATGTATAATACTCTACACCTTGAACAGTTTCATGCGGTACTAAGTAAACTTGTTTTTCTTTTATTTCAGAAGCAAGATCATCTAAATCTTTTTGGCTTTGAGCAAATACTGAGTATGCTGCTGTATTAGAAACTTCAGCTTTTCTATTATCTGCATATAAAGAGTAGCCATCAGGCAAGTTTGCTTCAACATAGTCATTAATAAAAAAGTTTCTTTCTTCTTCATTAGGGATTGTTGCTTCTAATGAATGTCTTGTAAGCTTCATACTTCCAAAGTTTAACTGTGGATCAATAACGTGTTTTGATTCTGCATATTCTTTTTCTATTATATCATTAATTCTTTCAGTTATTTGTTCTTGGTTTTTCCCAGTAAGAGCTAAATAAGTTGCAACAGGTCCAAGCTCTTGTGCTGTAATATTATTCATACCTTTAATGCCTAATGACATTACAAAGTCTTCTTCGTTTTTAGATTCGCCAAACACAGACTGCAACTTAGCTTGAGCAGTTGGCCCCGTAGTTCTGTCATATAGTGTTGCAGCTATAGTTTGAGTTGACTCATTAGAGTTTCTTTTAATGCTGTTAACATCTAATAAGAATTGTTTTACAGGTCCGCTAAGAGATTGTTTAAATACATCTCTGAGAACAGCATTGTTAGGATCTGTTGCGGTAGGATAATCATATAAAATAGTAAACACATTTAACAAACTATCAGCTCCTTGGATTACATCACCACGAGCTAAAGCATTTAAATCATTTATTAAATATTTTTGAGATGGCGCACTAACAGCAAGATCTATTAATGCTTTTTGTTGTGTTTCTGAAAGAGAGTTATATTGTGAATAACTAAAACCAAAAGCCTCTACTCTATTATCTGCTCTTTTTCTATCTTCAATTAAATCAGCATTTCCACCACCTGAGTTTACTCTAGTTTGTTGTATAATTTCTAACTGTTCTTTTGCATATTTGTTTTCTTCTTCACTTTTAGCAGACTCTAATGCTGACAAATGAGATGCAAGACTTCTTATTTGCTCGTCTGTTTTAACAATATTTAAAACTGAAGAAGCTAACATTTTAATTTGTTTAGGAATAATAGAATTAAATTTAGGATCAGGTTGACCTTCAGAAAGCCCAAGTCTTAATGCTAAACCTAAATTATTTATGTCTTTTGCTGCTGCGTTTGTTGAAAATTGATTTAAAAACCCACGAGCATAAGCTGTTTCCATATTTGATTTACTTTTAATAATTTCTTTAGACTCAAAAAGATTTATATTATTATTAATAGAAGCCATTATTTTTGCAAAATCTTCCTCAGGCTGCTGACCTTTGCTTGCTGCACTTTCAAAATTTCTTATTTGTTCTAAGATAACAATTTTTGTTTTTGTATCTTGTGCTTCTTTTTTATTACTATCTATATTTGTTTCTAATAATTTATTAACAAAATCAAAATCTTCATCTGCATCATACCAATCAGCTCTATTAAGAGCCTTAATAAACTCTTGTTGATTTGTTGTTAATTTTTTTGGAAGATTTAATATTCCACTTTTTACAGAAGCTAAGGCAAGCTGTAGTTCTTCAACATTGCCATCTAATGTTGCTTGTACTGCAAAAGGTCGTAACATTGCATGTCGTTGATCTTTTATATACTTATTTTTTTCACTTAACTTTAGTTTATCAATAGCAAATAAATTATTTGGATTGTTGCTTACAAGTTTTAATCTATCATTAAGAAGATCTGTTGCTGCTTTAAAGTAATCTTCAGTAGTTGCGCCATCAAACCCAACAGGGAGCATCATATTTAACATAGATTTTGTAGCAATATTATTAGTCATTTCAGCAGTCGTATCAGCATTTTCAAAAAGATCGTTTACTTCTTTTTGAAAGATTTTTTTTCGAGCTGCTACCCTGTCAGCTTCTATTGAGTTATAGCTAACAGATGAACTTCTTGCATAAGCAACTAATCCATTTTTATTTGTAGGTGTTATATATTTTTTTACAGCTTTCATAAGTTTTTTAACTGAAGAACTAAGGCCACTAAGATTAGACCCTCCACTCATAATAGATATTTCTAATTGGCTTCTTTCTGTTGAGTCTATTGTTTCTGATAAAATTTGTTCTATAGCACCTCTTGCAGCTATAGCTTCTAACTTTTCTTTAGTATCATTAATATATGATGTATCTAATAAACCTGCATCTACAGCGTCTTTAGCTAACTCAACAGCTTCTTCAATAATCCTATCAGATTGGCTAATGGTTTCACCTTGTCTTAAAAATATTCCATTATTTGCACTTGCATTAAGAAGACTCATTCCAAGCTCATCAATATTATCTATTACAGAGTTGCCAGCATCTTCTCTTGCTTTAGCCTGTACGCGAGTTTTAATATTTAAACCTGTTTCTGCAAGCCAAGCTTCGCCTGTATTTTGTATAAATTGTTTGTATTTACCTTCTGCATTTTCAGACATTTGTGCAATATAATCGCTCATAATGTCATTATATGAAGCTTCATCTAAAGGATACTTTATTGCAATTTCTTGTGATTTAAGCTTTAGCTCTCTGTTCATAGATGTTTCGTATCTTTTATCTACGACTCTTTGATAAGCTTCAGCAGCTATAACTCCAAAAGTTTCTGGAGCAGTATAAGCTTCGGGCTTTCCTGTTTCGGGATTTATTGTTGTTATTCTACTTTCTTCAGCAGCTTGGGCAACTTCCATACCTTTCTTCTGTGCTTCAGAAGAGGCTTGGTTATAAGCAATTCTTTGCAAACCAGAAGCAGCTTGGCTGATTGCGTTTCCAAGTTGTTGTGAGCCACCATCTGTTCTAACAACACCAACTGGCTTGTTGAAGACTGTAGTTCTTTGTCTAATAACAGCCATCTTAATACCTCTAAGTCTTTACAGTTTCATATTGATATGCAGCCTGACCAGCCGTTCCAGCGGCTCTAAACAATGAAGTAGCTAATGCTGTTGTTCCACGCCTTCTTTCTGTTGCTGCTGCCATATCTGCTTTTCGTGATTCTATTCCTGTTTGTGTTTCTGCTCGACCAATATCTTTTCCAAACAATTCTTTCTGTCTTTTCAAAAATGCCTCAACACTGCTATCGCTTTGCGCTCTGCCCATTGCAGCAAAGGCAGCTATATTAGATGCAGTAGCTACATCATACTCAGCTCTTCTAGCCTCAGATTGCTGCATGGCTTGCGCTTTGTTTAATTTTTTGTCTGTTTGGATATTAAACGCATTTAATTCTGATTCTTTTTTAGCCCCAATACCACCTAGTATTTGACCACCTACATTTATTGCTGCTGCTGCTACTAATAATGGTGCTGTTATTGGCGATGCTGCTGCTGCTAATCCTACTCCATATGCCATTATACTATTAACTCCACTACTAGACCGTTTACCTGCAATGGTAATGGTGCATCTTGTTCTATTGTAACTCTAGGGCTTCTTGTAAACCCTGTCATTTTAACTTCTTTCTTGCCTGTTATACCGTCTAGCGTTGTAAAATTAGTATTCTCTGGCATAAGCTTGCTACCTATAGAAACGCTTTTAGTATTAACCTTTAATGACTCAGCGTTCTTTAGGTCTAAAGTAACCTTACCAATACCTCTTATCTCACCAGTTACAGGACCATTGCCTAATGATGCGTCTATCTCATTTGTAACAATCTTAGAATTAAACTGCTTACCAGCATATCCTCGAACATATGGACTGTTAACTGTAACACCGTTTACAACAATGTCTTCAGTGTATGCAGAAACATCTACCGTTGCATCAGCAGCAACAGTAAGCTGGCCTACGTAAGTTTGAAACTGATTAAGGTTATCAACTAAGATAACGTCAAGTACATTGTTTTCTACATAAACGCCATCAACACTAATTTTGTTGCTTGATATAGGATTGTAGACATAATTATCTAAACCAACGTCAGCAGTAAACTCACACAGATGTAGCTTATTAAATGCGTCATAAACATTAGCAAACATCCTGTCGCCTACAGAAGCAAGCGAAGAGAACCGTCCACCTTCTACTGTCAGCTTAGTCCAAGATGCCCTGCGCTCTGTTCTGTTAGAAGAAAACAATGCAAGAGTACCATCATCGTTTGTAAATGCAGCATATGAATCAGGCTGATTAAAGCCGCTGTGAGCAACGGTAGAGTATTTTGGGGTGTCTATTATATGAGAAGCTATAGAGGACACAGGAGAGGCACTATAGGCTTGCTCTGAGTCTGTGAAGATATACTCTCTTACAATTCTTCCATTTGACTGCACAAATACTGTAGCACCGTCTATCTCAACGGGGTTTACAAACGAAGAGCCGTAAGGTGTTTGCTTCTTAATTTGTAAGTTTGTTGGCGTAATGGCTTTGTTCTCGAAGGTAGGAACATAGAACTCGCTACTGTTGGTAAAGATTTGTAGGTCACGATTAGAAACCAGATGCCTAATAGAGTTTACTGTACCTGTTGCAGCTGTTGCAACTATGGCCTCGTTGTCTAAGGCTTCTCCTACATCGAAGTTATAAAAGCTACCAATCTTACTGAAAAACAATGTATCTGGCTGATCTAAAGTACCACCAAATACTAAACGGTTTTGATGAACTGTAACAGCAGCAGGGTAGCCACGCTTTGCTGAGAAAGATTGCTCATCGAAGTCTGTTGTCGGAGCATTACTTGTAATCTTTACAAAACCACCGCCATCAATAGAAGCGTTAGCTGCGCCACCAGCAGTAAATGAATATGTGTTGTCATCAATAATAGCATTAATAGTTCTTGCACCGTTAAGATTGCTTGCGGTTATGTTTCCAACACCAGCAGCTTCAGATAGTGTTATTGCTTCTCCAACAGAAAACCCATGAGATGGCTGGCTTACTTCTACAACGCTGCTGCCATCGTTAACTCTTAACGGATTAAGAACCTCTAACCTTGTTGTTAGGCTGTCTTTAATAACACCTTTTATTTGAGAACTATTATTTACTTTAGCTATCGTTACTTCATTACCAGCATACCTAATTATAGATCCAATATGTGTAGAACTAGCATAATGACCAGCAATAGCAGTGCTGCTTCTGCTTCCTGTAGTATCAAAATATGGTACAGCTTCTTTAGTTGTAACCCCAACTTCAACAGAATTAGTGCTGCTTGCGCTGCAAGCAATTTGTGTAACAGTTTTAAAAAAAGCTGTAGTTTTTATTGTTGTATTGTTTGGACCGTCAACTGCTTCGACTAAAGCATCTCCCTCTTGGTTTGTTCCTGTAATTGTAAAATCTATAGCAGAAAGATCTTGACTTGATTTAAAACTAATTTCTCTAGCGTTTGTAAAAGTAGCTGCACCACCTGAAGTAAGTGCGCCATTAATATTTAAATTACCTGCTGGAAGTTGTTGAGAAACAGTTATACCATTATCATCGGCGGTAGCTAATGTATTATAGATATTAATGCTTCTTTCTTCTGAGCTTGGGGAAGACGTATGAGTTGAGTCTATCTTTGTTGTAAATTCTGCTTGGAACTTATTGTAAGGCTGGTAGGTTTGTTTGCCATCTGCCCGTGTATCAAATGCAAACGTGCTTATCTCAAAGGTAGTTAGGCTTGTTCTTGTTAATACTCTAGGTGCAAAAAGAGAATGGCAGATGTAAAGAACATCTCCTAGCTGCGCTGTCGTGTACTCTTTTAGATATTCTCTATCAAAAGGAACAGCAACTCCATCTGTGCCAGCCGTAATGTTTACATTTATAGAGCCTACTGATCCATCACTTGCGGATATTTGGTAAACCTTTAATGCCTGATGCTGTATAGAAACAATGTATTGCTCGTTATCATCATAGATAAACGGCACTAAGACAGATTGTTCTGGATATGTAGCATCATAAGTTATGCTATGATTAATATGGTTTTCTAAGCCTTTGCGTTTAATCAAAGAACCTTCAGCCATAACAACCATGTTTTGTACTGTAGATGCAGATGCAGAATAAATAGGTGTATCAACTCTCATTGAGAGGGAATCACTGACTTCACCATACTGAAAGCTGTTAATAGGAACTCTTACTTTCTGCATTAGCTACGCCTTTGAGAAATAAACCTTGATGTGTCTAACTTACGGGTTGTTTGTTGTTGTGAATCTAGTGTTCTTGCTTTCCTCATTTGTATCTCTGCTCTTGCATCCATAGCACTTGCAAGCTGTGCATCTCGCGCAATAGACACAGCAAAGATACCTGCTAACGCAAGTTCAAGAGCAACGATAAAGTAAGGAGGCCAATGCTCTTCAGCTATTCTAAAGATGTAGTCAGCCATAACAACGTCAGTCTCGACTGCATCACAGAAAGCTTTATTGGTATATATGTCGTACTTTATAATATTATCGTTTATTGTCAGTGAGTTAATACTTAAATAGTCTGCTGGTAACTGGTAAGCAGCAGAGTATCTTGAAGCTGGTACGTCTGTAAGTCTACTCAACTGCACCTGAGTAGTTGCAAACCGCCATCTTGTGCTTGTTAAAGAGGATCTTGCGATGTCTTCGTATATAGAAGATGCAACATCTGACTCTGTTGTTCCGTCTGTAAAAGACTGAATCGCGTCACCACCAATCAAGATGGATGCGCGAGAGCATATTTTTATCGCTGTATCAGCTACGTCTGGCATAAGAAAGTCGGGGGGCCGAAACCCCCCGCCCTATTTAGTCGCCATCAGTATTAGTAACGACAACGCCGTTAGTAATATCGACAACAGAACCATTGTTTGCGTTGACATAAGCATGGGTAATAACAGGCGTTCCACCTGTAGATGTTACCGTAATGATTAAGTCATTTAGGTTAAGCATGGACGCAGCGTCATTGAAGTAACCCGCTGTGTTTGCGTCTGCAATGGTATCAGTAGATACATAATACCAGAGCCTTTGACCTGATCCACCACCGATAAGGTGAAGACCTGCTGCACTATAAGCCATATTCCAGTCTCCTTCTTAAGAGTTGTTATCGAGGACTTCACAGATACCGTTAGCATCAATGCCAACAGCTCCCATAGACATCATAGATGTTGCAAGGTGTGAAGCTTTTTCAGCGACATAGTTTACTTCTGTTTGAACATCAGCATTAATGCCTAGTCCTACAGCAGAAGTGTGATACGCAATGTTCTTACCAGCCGTTACAGCAGAGGTAGAAAACACTTTGAATCCCATGAACTCTTTCATGGTCATGCCACCAGCGAATGGTAGGTTTTGCTCACCAACAAAGTCAGAAGAAGCAAACTGGCTTATTGCGAATAAGTCAGCGTAACCCTTTGGATTCATT